TAACCTTGCTGACCTTGCTGGGTTTACCCCTCCAGAGGTAAGGCCGATTTCGTGTCCGTGAAATATAGCCATGTGCTTGCCTGCATAAATAACCTGTTTATCGTAAACCAAATGAATATTTAAGCTAACCAACTGCAATAAATCTTCTAACTTAGTGCCTTCAATATCCATCAACTCTGGTGCTTTCTGCATAATCCACTTTTCATAGCGGATGTCGTGGTTTCCAAGTTTGTAAACTATGTGTTTATTCGGGAACATTGCCCTCAGCCCTTTTAAAAATGTTCTGGCAGTATCTAATTCATAACTGACACTTCGCTTCCTTAAGTCTTTTTCGTGTCGGCTAATCAAAGAAAAATCAATTAAATCGCCATTGATTATGATTGTGTCCACATCCTGTTCCAATCCATATTCCAATGCAGCAAATAATGCGGTGTCATCGTGGTATGGGATATGAATATCTCCAATGATGAGAATGTTTTTACTTGCAGTTGGCAAATGATATGGCTCTTTCTTTTCCGTTTCGCCTTTTGGCAAGTCTTTTTTTAACTTGTCAAGTTCTGCCCGGAAGTCTTTGTGCAATACCTCTCTGCTTCTGTCGCCAAGTGAGCCTTTTAAAACTCTGATTTGAGTTCTTGCCTGCTCGACTGATAAATAAAACTTTGGGTACTTTTTAACAAATGCTTTGGCAAGGGTTAAATGCGGAGTGTTTGGGAATTTTAGCACCATTTCCTTGAGTGCAATTAGGTGAGGCTTTTCATTCTTCCTCTTTTTGGTTTGCGTCATATATGTTTTTTAAGGAGTTGTAGCATAGTTCAATGGCCATTCGCCTTATCTCAATGACCCTATCTCGTTCCTTCTTGCTCATCATAGCAGTATCAATGGAATCAACCATTGCGAATGCGTTATAGGCTGCACCTATTATTTCAGAATCACTCTCACTATACACACCCTCAAATTCCAACTCATCTTCAGAGTCTGGTGTATTTGGTGTTTCCATTTACTTTAATTGCTTTAAGTATTTGATTCCTGTTGCCTGTTTTCCGATATGAAACGTGAACCCAATCTGGGTTAAAATCATTGCCAAATTCCCAGATTAATTGGTCAAATTTACAATTCATTCTAATATAGTCAAAGATTATCCTGTTGTTCAGATTGTTCTGACTATCAATATCCACAGAGCATCCTTCCATGTGGTCAGATGTCGCACTCCCACCAATGGCACGATTCAAACGTCTGCACCTGTAAAATGATGAAATAAAAAATTGATGTGGTATCTTGTCGAGAATATTTTTACACACTTCCGTTGCGTTATCAATTATTCTCTGCTCTGGCTCAAATTGTTCTGTAAATCCCTTGCGTGTTGCCGTATCGCTTCGGGTTATATCTTGTAAGGAAAATTTATCACTAATTCTCATCAGCCAGTAAGTTACCTAATTCATTAACTATTGCACCTGCAACAAGCATCCAGAATCCTGCCTGTGCATGGTCTGTAAAATATGCACTACCTGCACATACACCAACAATTGATTTAAGTGCCAATAACCATTTTTTTACGTTCTTAGGAGTTGGTTCTAAGTATGCTTTCCAGAGTTTTAACCCCATATTTTTTTAGCATAATACCATATAGCAAGTGAACCTGATATGATTGCTATCAGGCCAGCAACCGCACTTATTATAGGTTGATATGATGTGGCTAAATGTGCTAATGCACTTGTTCCACTTACAACTGTCAACGTATCTGCTATACTATCGTTAAAGTGTTTCATCTCCCTTGTCCTCTGTATTCTTTGAATGATTCGTGTTTGTTTATTTTCCTTTTAGCAATACCATGTTTCTTTTTGCCAAAGGATTTCTTTACGTTCTGTTTAGTTACTTTTGCCATTATGATAATGGTGGACTTGGTGGTGGAACATAGTTAGCAGTTGGCAAATCTTTTACCCACATAAATTCAGGATTGACACATCCATCTACTTCACCTTCAAAAATGAAGTAAACCCCATTAATGTCTTTAACTGGGTTGAAGTAAGAATCAGGTGCATACCATTGACCTTTTAATTCTTTTGCTTGAGTGTTTGTTAATTTATATCCTATCATACGTTACGAGATAATTTAGTTTGAAATGCTTGAACTGCGGTGTAAAAGTTATCAATTTCTGTTTGGGTTAATGAACTACCTATAAAATTAAAAGCAGTTTGTCTATCACTATATAGATATAGCGTATTGCCAGAAGATGGATTTAAACCACCTATATAAATGTTTAAATTACTTATTGTACCAATAGATTCAGTTTCACTTACATTTATAGTTATATCGCCTCTCTTATATTGTCTTTGAACTCCTGAATCCCTCACAACAGAATAAAAACCTTTAGAATCTGTATTAGTAGAGCCAGTACCTATTATTGAAGCAGCTAATGCACATCCATAGTATGTAGAACCACCAAATGAAGAATATATTAACATACCACTACTTGCAGTATTTGTTCCTCCTGCACCCATATCACCAGAATTGCTTGAACTATCTGTTCTGATATAAGCACCAATCGATGCACTTGATACAGAATCAAATCCATTTAACTGACTAAAATAAGTATCAGCATAAGCATTACTTCCATTAGGCAAAGCACCATTTGAACTGTGTGTCCATCCTCCATTAAATGATAACCTAAATGCAGCATCAAGGTCTCTTGGGTCTTTAAGGTTGTATTTATGTGTAGTTGCAGTTCCACCAACAAAAGGATAAATGGCTTTCATTTTTGTCCAAATGCCATAACCTTTCATATCAACAACCAACGTATTGATAGCTTGTTGTTGTGTAGCATCAGTTATGCCTGCTGCCGTTATGAAGGCTTGTGCATCTGCATCAAAACCACCATAAACTCTCGGGCCAACTTTTGGAAACTTCCCTATCATAGATAAGCTATTACGCTACCAGAAGTTAATGTTACTTTTGTAATTTTTTGTGTTGGGTCAGTCGGCAAATACATGCCTGCCTTTACTGTCTTAGCAGATAAACCTTTGCTTGACAATACCGAAACACCGCCAATTTCAAGTTCAGAAAATACCGCATCCTCATTGATTACCAATGATTCCCAATAGCCATTGTTTGCACCTGTGCCAGTTAGCAGAACAAATCCGCCATTTCCACTTATTTTATCAATTCCTGTTGCCATGATTATTTTTTATTAAATAGATAAATTTCAATTATTTGCTCGGAACAGAACATCTATCCCTTGTCTGTGCAAGTTCAAAGTTTAAGGTCATGCGCCATCCGTTTACGATGTCAGGATAGGCTTCTCTTACAGGCTCAAGGCTTACATTTTGCTGAATAAGAAAATAATTCTCATTGTCTGGGTTGCTCATCATTGCATATAAATCCTGCGCAATGGATAAACAATCCGAGAAAGTATCTCTTATATTGTCCTCGTTTGTTCTTTGTATGTCCAACACCTGTATAACCATAGGCAATACCAATGTTTTGTCCGAGATTGTAGCAGGTGCAATGTTTGCCACCACTAATGGATATAACTCTTGCTGAGTTGATATCTCACTGTCCTCTCCGAACAGAAAACTTGCTATCTGGGCATGCTGACCGCAGGCTTCTTCTATAAGGTTTAATATCTTGTTTAGCGTTGTGTATTGCATTGAGGTATTTATATAATTTCTCGATATTTGATTTATGTACACCTTTCATATTAGCACCAATAACAAGGTTTGCGAGCCATCAATGGTGAGTGTGGAATGCTTCTAAAATTGTAATCTCCTTCACAACATCCATCGCCATCCAACACCATACCCGAATTATAGTTATTCATCTTAGCTAAGAAGGTATCAATCTCCACATTTGGTTGGTTTAAGAATAAAGGATATTGTTCTTCGTTAGCCAACAAATATTTGGTTAATCTCTGGGCATATTCCTGTGCGTTGTTTGTTGCCTCGTTCTTAATGTATATCAACTCATCCAAAGAGGCAGGATTCATATTGTCTGCATTCTGCACCCCAACTGCCTTGTTAAACATCTTATATGTCATGTGAATAAGCAACTCTGCCCTTGTGTACCAAATCATGCAAGGAGTGATGTATAGGTCAAGCAATGTTTTATTCAATGCTGACACATTATTTACCCTCACTTGGTCTATTATCTCATTGAATAGAGATGTGCCTAATATAGGTAAAATATAGAAGTTCTGAACGTGATAGATAGTTGGTGTAACAACCTTCATATCCACGTTGTCCTGCAATACACTATTTTCTTTTAATGTCGCTTCACTTAGAAGCATTACTTTTACTGCCATTATCTTGCTCTTTTAACTAATTCTTGTTTCCAGATATGCCTGCAATAAGGCACATTTACATCCATATTCGGGTCATGATACCAACCGCCCCTCATTTTAAACGCATCATAATTTGGTATATCGTATAACTGCCCCAAATCCCTGCTAATATTATCAATGTCCTCCCTGCTAAAATAACGTGGGTTGCTTATCATTGCTCTGCAAAAATCCCTTGACTTTCCACCTGGTTTCAATGCAGGTGCATCTGGTCTTAATTCATATCTGTATCTAATAAACAACTGCTCAAAGTCAGGAACTTTTTTTTTATCGCCTTTGTTGGTCAGGCTTATGCCCTTGTCTGATAGCTTTATTAAACCTTCAGCAGTCAGGGTTTCAAGTGCATCATCAATCTTTGTTTTATCCGTGTCAAATATCTTAACCAAATCTTCTGCCGTTACATCTGGAGTCTTTTTGATAATATCCAAAACACCTTCTTCCAACTTAGATAAAAATTCTTGCCTTGATGCAATAAACTTTTTTGTCTTTACTGATACAAAGTTTTCAATCGGCTCACCATATTTGGAGAATACAGAATAGTCCAACTCATCATTTTGCTTCTTTGGTTCTGCAAATGTCTGTGTAGGTTGTGCAGTTTTAGATTGGTTAACTGTCAACTGACCTTGCTCAAGTGGTTTGCGCCCGATAATCTCACGCATCTCATCTTGAGTTAATAAGTCAAGTAAGATAGTTTCACCAACTGAAGCCATTACTGGCTCAACTTTCTTAATCTGTAACTTGCCTTTAACAGGTGCAAAAATGTTATAAATCTTTTCCTGTATTTCCTGTTTTGGCGAAATATATTTGTTTTGAAATAAATGAAAAGCATCAATCATTTCATTCCTACCACCCAACTGGCCTTCAACTCTTACACCAAAAAGCATAGGTGATACCACCTTATGACCTACAAATATTTCCTCTTGTATTGTTTTGTTTAATGCCTCATATCGCTTGTCAAAGTCATCGCCATTTAATGTGATTACATCTGGCACTCGGTTAGGGTCATCAACAAAGTCAACAACCATACTTCCTGCTGAATCTGTATTGGTAAACTTTGCCTTTAATTGTCTTTCGGTTTTCTTCATCTCATCTGATGAAGGCACTCCGTTCTTGAACACAATCATCTTAGAGCCTTTGAATCCGTTCTGAATCTCGGCCCTATGGAAGTTAGCAATCTCCGCATCTGTTATGATAGCAGGAACTGCACCAATATACTCAGGCAAAGTATAAGTCTTTAATCCTGGTCTGTATGATTTGTAATAAAATATAAAAACTTTCTGCTTTTTGTTCGGGTCATAACAAGGCAATGTTTCATATTCATCTGGTTTCAGGTTGGCCTTGTATGTGCCGTCTGTATTTACCCAACAATCGCTTATATAAAACTCGCTATTGTGTTCATTGCTTCTTACCCTGCTATAATCTACATGGTATAACTCAGCTAACTGACCTGTTTTGTCGCATACGCCTTTAAGATAAAAACCACCATATAACAATTCATCAAGTGATGTTTTTGAAAGTAAATCTTGCCATAAAAAACCCACTTTTGTTGTGAGCCTTTGCGTGGCTCTACAAATGCAGGTACTTTGTTGTTTTCGAAGTCTATTTTTATAAGGTGCATTAGCCTACTATTTTAAACCAAATCACAATGTTAGCATCTGTGTCTGCATTGTGTCCAGTAAGTTGAAGATTTGCAATGTGAAATGTAGCCTGATTTGGAGTTGTTGAATAGTGCATTATAACTGGTGCGCCTGCACCTGAATATTTAATCTCAAAATCAAGCACAGAATTATTGGTTATGTTATTATTGTTAAGCGTAAAAGTAGCAAGGCTATTCTTTACAATATGCTGTGTAAACGTACAAACACCACTCATTGCGTTTAATGTTACTGTGCTATTGCCACTAGCAGTATTTGCAGTATTTAAAACAGGTTCTTTTGTTGCCCACTTATCAAAGTTCTCTAACTTCAATGGAGTGATTATCTTTGTGTCATCTGTGCCTGCATCCACTTCACCTTGTGTTGCTATCTCTGCAAGTCCTGCCAATGATTCACTCGCAACAACTGAAGCAAGTCCAGCAGGTGTTACTGCTCTTGTTGTATCGCTTCCTGCTTGTGTTTCTGCATTAGTTGCTAATTCAACAACTCCTTTTGCACTTGTGGATGCCGTCAAATAACCCTGCAAAAAAGTTGAAATCTTGGCAAGTGTTGTCTTGAATGTTGTCGAGCCTTGCACCATCGGAAACATATCTCCGCTTGCATTGGCTGCAACTAATGTTAATTCGCTTATTCTTTTATCGCTGCTCATAGTTGTATTAAATATCCATCTTCTTGTAAGATGTACGCATCATCTTCTTGTACTAAATAATCAAATTCAACAGGCTCGTATGCAACTGCCGTGTCATCATCTGGCTCATAGTTGATTATTGCATCTGCCTCTGGTAATACCCACACCAAACCATTCTCAACTTGACCTACAATGTAAGGAACTGCCTCCTCTGCATTGCTTAGTCCTGATGTGGTGGCAAGGTTTGTTTCATATACATAGTAATTATAAAACCCCTCATTGCCTAACTCTATTTCGGCATTCAATGTGTCCGTTCCTGATGCTATAACAAACCGATTGTAGCGTTCTTTATATTGGCTCGTATCATTAGCAATGAAATAATAGTCAACATTGGTCTGCTGATTATTGAACTGGAACAGATAAATAGGGTTTGTTAACGTGCTATTCTCTGTCAAAGTCAATGTTAGAGTATTGCTTTGGCCTTTTGTGAACTGAATCATCAATTATAAATAGCAAAAGTACAATTTATTGCATAAAAAAAGGAGGCCGAAGCCTCCCTCTTTCTCAACAACCCCTTATATTTATGAAAGCAATCCGCTTATTATTGAGCTGCTCACCTCGTTAGCAAGGTTTTTCTCCATGCCCGAGAGTGTCAAAGTGTAACCTTGAAACTCATTCATGGCTTGTCCAGAGTTAGCGTTACCGCCTGTTACCTCTAAGCCATTATCTTTACCGAATAACCAATAAGAACCATCTTTTGTTTCGATAATTACCGATAACCTATTCTTAATTAGGTTCTGTAAAGTAGCCTGTGTTTCATATTTTAACTTCACAAAGTTAGCAGTCAGAGTTTGCTCATAAGCAACTGTTCCAACTGTGGCATCACTTTGTATTGCTTGGGTAAAGTTGTTCTGTCCACGAGGTTCTAACTCATAAACAAAGAATTTCTTACCTGCTGCCTTAGTTATGCTTGTTACAAAACCACTTGCATTCTCAGTTACGGCAGTTACGTTTGCCAGTTCGGTTACATAGATTTTTTTAATACCACCAACCGTATCTTTACAGTCGAGGCTATATCCTGATACTATTGCACATGCCATGTTTTTAAAATTATTAAAGGGGAGGTGTTACCCTCCCCAAATGATTACCAAGTAAATTTAACGATTTCCTGAGCTTGTGAAATCTGAACACCAAGTTTGAATTTCAAACGGATGAACACTTGGTCATAGTCCTCAGAGTACCATGACTTCACTTCCTCATCTTCGCCTTCCAAATCAACACCTAAGAACATGTTAGCAGTTCTCATACCTGCGATGAATTTCTGACCATTCAATCCCGGTACTGGCATAATCTTGATGTTAGTTCCGTGTAGGAAATATTCACCAAGTGAATCAGCAGATGGCATGAAGTGGAACAGGTTAGCATTAGTCAATGCAGTTAGATACAAACGGCTAATATCTTCACCTATAAAGATTTTGAAATCAGGTTTGTTTACAACTTCAATGTCGATTGCACTATAAATAGCCTGTAATACATCAATTACATTAGAAGCAGTTACGGCAGTTACAGGAGTGATGTAAGCAGCAGCATTAGCTTGAACAGGACCTGAAGCAGCATTGATAATCTTTACAAGACCATCAAATTTGTTCAAGTAATCTTGCCATTTAGCAGTATCACCTTGCCATATAGCATACTCGATTTTCTCTTGAACGTCACCGATTACGGTATTCATAAAAGCCTCATCGATACCACCTGGCATTGATTCGTATTGTGAACCAGGTGCAAGTAACAACTGTGTGTATTTTGCCTCAAGGTCAGCGATACAAAATGCTTGCTCTGCTTTTACCTTACCTACTGTAAGAACACGAGCAGAAATAGTAGTGTCGTACACCTGTTAATTTTTGCATTACAGATGCAGTCTTAGGTTCAAAGTAAGACTTGATGAGCAACATTTGCTCGTTTGTTTTGGTGTAGTTACTTAAACTACCAACTTGAAATCCAGCCATTTTTTTGTTTAGTTAAATTAGTTAATAAATTATTTTCTTGCTGCTTTCCATTGTAAGAAAGCGTTTATTTTGTCATCTGCGGTTAGTGCTTTTTCTTTCTTTTCAGATAAGAATTTTACTGCACCATTTGGTTTGTTTTTCTCTGAAGGTTCAGCAGGAGTTTCAGCAATCTCTTTTACGATTTCAGTAACGGCAGCAAATTTCTCACCCATTGATTTGTCTTTGCTTTCCATTTCTTTGCTGATTGCTGCAAGTTTTTCTTCGTAAGATTTCATTGCAGTTTCAATAGCCTCAACACGGCTAACAACACCTGCGAAATCTTCTGCATATTTAGCGAATGCGGTTTCAAACTCACTTGCCATCTTTTCTTCTTTCTTGTCCTCAACTTCAACTTCGATTTCCATTTCTGGTTTTTCAATGCCAGTTACTAAGCCACCAACAGTAGTGATTTTAGTTCCATCTTCAAGTTCGTGAGTTCCATCAGGTGCAGGAGTTGGATTTTTTCAAATGCTTCTTTGCGTGTCATGTTCTTTTTTATTAAATAGATATTTATTTTTTTGTTGCTTTTTAATCCTCGATTTGTTTTACTATCTCGATTATTTTTTCGATTGTGCTTTGTGGTTTCTGGTCAATCTTAACCATATTGAAAACACCTTCAACTGAGAATCCTTTGAATTTGCCTGTCTTAACAAAGTCATTCCATACTTCATCATTGTCCACTTTGTATGAGCCAAACCAACTGCCATCCTTTAACTGAAATCCTGCAGGAGAATGGATGCCTCGTTTGCTATCAATGATAAACGATTCAATCATATACACACCCTCAATCATTTGGTTAGGGTCGTGCATAGCATTTACCTCTTTTATGTTTGATGCTTTGAAAAACTTATTGCGGATGTTATATATATCCTCAGCAGTAAAAACCCCATAGTATTCGCCATTCTCATCTCTGCGATATATTGGCAAATCTGCCACCATTAAAGGCCCTGAGATAATACGTTTGTCCTTATCGGCTGCAAACTTAAACTGCTTTTTGTCGATTTGTTCGAGTTTACGTTGCGCCCATGCAATGCCTTCATCACCTCCCCATGCTAACCACATAAGTCTGCCACATCCATCACCTAACTTTTTATTTGAGTTCTGTCTGTGTCTTTCAAATGCTGCCATTCTCGCTATGGTATCACGGCTTATTGCCTCTCCTTTTGCTAATTGATTGGCTCTTTGTTTGCCAACATCCGTTCCGCAATCACCCCATCCGTTTTCCTCTGCCCATCTTAAAGCAATCTTTGCATTTTCTTTGGCTGCCTCTGGATAGTCGGTATAGCTTTCAAACTTTTGCAACTCATCTTCGTGGTATAAATACTCACTATCTTCTGTGTGTGTTGCACCTGTCATCAATCTGCCTTCCGCATCTTTATGTGTTGGGCCTGTCCATAACTTGCCATCGGCAGTATAGTGTGGCATACCTTCGGCAAAACCTTTTTTCTCCCATTTGGCATAACACATAGCTGCTGCTTGGTCTTGCTCATATCCATTGCCAATCTCAATACCTATACAACGGCTCACAAACTCATCTTTGCTCTCGCCTTCCTTTGGCTCAACTATAAATTGGCTATTGAATGCCTGCCAGTTCATTTCTATTGCAGGGAAGTCAACCAAAGCAACTGCGGTTACTTCGGC